CGATCGCCGCGAAAGGCGGCTATCAGGGCCGCGACTTTTTCTGCGTCCGCAATGGGCAGCTCGAGGAGGTCGCGGACGGCCTGCTGTATCGACTCAGGAGCAGCATCAAATCTCTCCTGAATCTTCACCTTCTTCCCCGCCCCGACAGGCGGTTTTCGCGATCGACGCAGCGCGTCAAGTCCCGCGCTGTCGAGGCGCGACAAATCGTCCTCAAGCAACACGTTCAAATCAACCCGGAAGTGTTTTGCTAGCTGTGGCGCAAGATCCGACCGGCTACTGTCGCGCTTTTCCAGCGCATAGATCGGCTGCTGTGATTCGATGCCGATAGCGCGCGCAAGGTCCGGACGGGTTTCGCCCGTCAGGGTGCGTAGTCGTGCGACGTTCTTTCCGAGTGCCATGAGCCGGACTCTATAAACAATTGTATATTCGATCAATAAACGAGAGTTGACTGACGATAAACTATGGTTTATCGTTCGCGCATGAACACTCCGTCGCAACTCTCACCATTCGAAACGTTGTGCCTCGCAGTCAGCCTTTGCGACTCGCAAGCCGACTTTGCGAGGAGGGTCGGCGTATCCCCCCAAGCTGCAAGTAATTGGATTAAGCGGGACCGCCGTGCGCCGATCGAAGCTTGTCCATTTGTTGAGCGCGCCGTTGATGATCCGCGCGTCGTGTGCGAAACGCTCCGGCCGGACTACCAAGGTTGGGTCGTCTTGCGCCAACTGATGCTGCGCGGCGACGAGAGCTTGCGGGAGCAGAAGGAGCTCGCGGGATGACGCCCTCGGGTTCAATGAAGTAAGGGGCGAAATCGCTTTCAGTTATTTTATCTTGTTTGGGTTAACAATATCCTATTGGGCATGCTGTCCCTTACGGGCCAGCGGAAGGAGTCAACGTGACAAATGCTAACGACAAGTGCGCTGTGACGATCGAGGCAAGTCCCATTGGAACGGGGCGCGTCTTGATCGATGGCGTCGAGTTCCGGTGTGTCCAGAGTGTCAACGCGCGTACCCAACAGAGGGAGACTTCATGAAGCGCATGTACGCGCGTTTCGTCCTGTGGCTGATTCGGCCGGCGCTCAACTTGCGGACTGAGCGCCAGAAAGCCACGGTCCGTTACTACGAGGCAGCTATCGGATCGACTGGGCCAAGTTGGAGAAGCCTTCGGAATACCGTTCAAACGACGACAGGACGCCATCGCCGGCCCGTTCGCTGTTGAGCAATGTCACACGAGCCACCTCAAGTGCTTGAGTGTGCTCCGTGATGAACCGATTGAGTTGATCTTTGGACATCGACCGAAGTAGAGCGTCAACGACTGCAAGAAGCGCCATGTTTTCGCCCTTCAGTTCGCAGATCCGGTCAGCCACGTCTTTTAGATCCTTCATGGGGGTCCCCGTATGGAAATGGTTGTGTGAGAGCTGCCAATTCTAAGACGAAAGCTCGGGACCCTCGCCCAATGCAGTAGATCGCGCCTGCATGGCGCGGTTGAGGAAATTGAATTTTCGTTCGCACCATAGGGACACACTTTAGTAGTCCTTACCGCGACAAACAACGTTCAGATGAGGATTGAATGAACATCATCGACGCCGCATACGCGGTTGTTCACGATTACCCGGGCGGCAGTGAGTCGCTCGCGCCGCGTCTCGGTATGTCGGCGGCGGTGCTGCGGAACAAGGTGAACCCGAACAACGCTACGCATCACCTCGGGCTTGCTGACGCGGTTCGCGCGACGGACGTGACCAACGACGATCGGATGCTCGAAGCGTGGGCTGGCGAGCGTGGCTACGCGCTCGTGAAATTGCCGAGCGCCGTTGACTGCTGCGACGCCGCGATCGTCGAGCTGATGGGCAAGGCGTGGTCGACGCACGGCGACGTCGGGCAGGAGATCGTGAAGACGCTCGAAGACGGCCGTGTCGAGCGGCACGAGATCGAGCGCGTGGATCACCGAATCTTCAAGCATGCGCAGGTGCTTCTCGATATCTCCGCGCGGCTGCGCGGCATGGCCGAGTAGTGGGGAGCGCTTGAGTGTCGCCTACTACAACGAGCACGATCAAGTCGCCGCGGAGTGGCTGCGCAACCTCGTTGCGGCAGGCCGCATCGCGCCCGGTGACGTCGACGAACGCGACATCCGCGACGTGCATCCCGACGACCTTCGTCCATACGCCCAGTGCCATTTCTTCGCAGGCGTCGGCGTCTGGTCCTACGCGCTTCGTCGCGCCGGATGGCCCGACGATCGACCTGTTTGGACGGGTTCCTGTCCGTGCCAACCTTTCTCCGCGGCAGGCAAAGGACTTGGGTTTGATGATGAGCGGCACCTGTGGCCTGCGTGGTACTGGCTCATCGGCGAGCGCCGCCCTGCAATCGTCTTTGGAGAGCAGGTTGCGAGCTCGGCTGTCGACCCTTGGATCGACCTTGTTCAAGCTGACGTGGAAGCGCTGGACTACGCCTATGGGTGTGTCCCGTTTCCGTCTGCGGGCGTCGGTGCTACGCACATCCGCGACCGGGCGTACTGGATGGCCTACGCCTACGGCCGCGCTCGCAGAGAAAGGCGTGCGCACGTTCGAGAGGGGGCTGATGGAAGCGATGCGCAATCATGGGCCGGATCTGGCGGCAGCGGCATGTCTGGCCGGCTGGCCGACACCGACAGTCGGCAACGCGGAGGGCTCGCAATCGTTCGAGGGCTTGAGCGCGACGGGCAAGACGCAGGACGGTCGCAAGGTAGCGGTGAGCCTGAATCACGTGGCGCAGTTCGCGGGATGGCCGACACCTACGTCGACGGATTTCAAAGGCGCACCGTCGAAACCGTATTCGGAGCGGGGCGGCGGCAAAAAGGGGATGCGCCTGGACACAGCGGCACACCACTGGCTCGCAGGCTGGCCGACACCCACATCAACGGATGCGCTCCCGAATCCAACTGCGCAGTTCTCGACGACGAACATCACGTTGAACCGCGCGGCGGCGCTCCTGAAGGACAACCCCATGCCGGCTCGACTAACGGCTTCTGGCGAGCTGCTGACTGGCTCTTGTGTCGGGATGGAAAGTGGAGGCCAGTTGAATCCGGCACATTCCCGCTGGTTGATGGGTCTGCCGGTCGCATGGGACGAGTGCGCGCCGATCAAGCGCGCCTCGCCGCGCTTCGTCCACGGAAAGACCAAGGCAGCCGCCAAGGCCGACTCCGAGGGTACGGCAACGCGATCAACGCGGAAGCGGCGGTTGCGTGGATCGAAGCGTGCCGAGGAGTGATCGGATGAACTGGCTCGATCAATCCCACCGCGGAGACTGCCGTGACCTGATGCGCGCGATGATCGCCGACGGCGTGCGTGTGCAGACGATCGTGACGTCGCCGCCGTACTGGGGCCTTCGCTCGTATCTGCCTGGCGGACATCCCGACAAGGGCAGGGAGATCGGCAGCGAGCCGACACTGCGCGAGTTCATCGACACGCTCGTCGGCGTGTTCGAGCTCTGCCGCCAACTGCTCGTGGACGACGGGACGCTCTGGCTGAACATGGGCGATGCCTATGCCTCATCGGGCGGACAGACGCCGATGCGCGGAGAGACGTTTGCCGGGCGCGCTCGCGCTAAGGAGAACATCTGCCTGAGCAACAGGAAAGCGGGCATCGACGGTCTGAAGGTCAAGGATCTGATGGGCCAGCCGTGGCGTCTTGCGTTTGCATTGCAGGATGCCGGCTGGTATCTCCGACAGGACATCATCTGGCACAAGCCGAACCCGATGCCCGAGAGCGTGCGCGACCGCTGCACTAAGGCACACGAATATCTGTTCCTGCTGAGCAAGAGTGAGCGCTACTACTACGATCAGGACGCAATCCGCGAGCCTCTGGCTGAAAAGACGTTCACCACGTTCGGCACGAAGCATCGCGCGCAGGGCAACGACAGTCTCGGTGCCGTGAAGTCCGACAACTGGGGGCGCACTGTCAAGGAGCGGCAACCCAAACTTACGGCTGATGGCGAGATCGCGGGCGCGAACAAACGCTCGGTCTGGACGATCGCCACGAAGCCATATAAAGGCGCTCACTTCGCGACCTTCCCGGAGGAACTCGTCGAACCCTGTGTGCTCGCCGGTAGCCGGTCGGGCGATGTCGTCTTCGATCCGTTCTTCGGCAGCGGCACGACCGGACAAGTAGCGCAGCGCCTCGGCCGCCGTTTCATCGGCTGCGAACTCAACCCGGACTATGAGCCGCTGCAACGCGATCGTCTGCGGCAGCCGGGATTCGTTTTGGAGGTCATGTGAGCGAGCGCCCAACCCTCCACGTCGTTTCTCTGTCCGGCGGCAAGGACAGTACCGCGACGCTGCTCGTCGCGCTCGAGCTGCACGGACACGAGAACGTCCGTGTCGCAATGGCGGATACAGGCAACGAGCACCGTCTTACCTACGAGTATGTCGACTATCTCGAAGACGTCCTGTCGATCCCGGTGGCGCGTCTCAAGCGTGACTTCACTCCCGAGTGGTGGCATCGGCGCGACTACGTTCGCGACAAGTGGCCGGAGAAGGGTGTTCCTGAGAACGTCGTCCTGCGCGCCTTAGCCGTGTTCGAGCGTGGGCCGACCGGCATCCCCTTCCTCGACCTTTGCATCATCAAGGGGCGCTTCCCGAGCCGCATGGCTCAGTTCTGCACGTACTTCCTCAAGACTGAGCCTCTGAATGAGTACGCGCTGAACCTGATCGATGAGGCGGGTGTTGCTGTGTGGTCTTGGCAAGGTGTCCGCATCGAGGAGAGCGAGGCGCGCCGCAACCGCCTGCAGGGCACAGGGGCATGCGTCCGATCGTTTGAAGAGGTCGGCGGGGGGCTGTTCATCTATCGGCCGGTGTTGCGCTGGACGGCCGAATCCATATTCGAAGCGCACCGCGTAGCCGGTATCAGACCGAACCCGCTCTACCTGCAAGGCCGCAAGCGCGTCGGTTGCCTCTGCATCAATGCTGGTAAAGACGAGATCCGGCAATGGGATATGCGTGACCGCGACCACATCGAGATGATCGCCGAGTGGGAAGGCATCGTTTCGGATGCGTCGAAGCGTGGCAACTCCACCTTCTTCCCGGCCCCAGGCGAGACGGACACGGCGCGGGAGCGAGGAAACATCTGGCAAGTCGTCGAGTGGTCGAAGACGACTCGTGGCGGTCGGCAATACGACCTTCTCGCGGACGCCGAACCTGCGACGACGTGCTCGTCCGCATACGGGCTTTGCGAATAGCTCCATTCACAAACTATCTCAATAGGAGCCACTGATGGCCAAAAACTCAATCGACGTCTACGGGGCATCGGGCAAGGGCAACGTCCTTTCGATGGACCCCGACAAGCTGACGCTCGTCACGGACCCGAAGCACCCGCTGTACGACCGGCGCGTACATCAGGCGCCGAACCCGAAGACGGTTCGGAACTACCGCGCGCAGGGCGTGCTTGAGCCGGTGCTCTTCTACAAAGACCCGGAGACAGGCGAGAACCTCGTGATCGACGGCCGTCGCCGCGTGATCAACGCGCGCGAGCTGAACCGTCAACTGATCGAGGCGGGCGAAGAGCCGATCACGATTCCGGCGATCCCGAAGCGCGTCATGCGCGACAGCGACAAGTCGTTTGTCGGAATGATGGTCAGCACGAACGAGATCCGCGAAGAGGACTCGCCGATCAACCGGGCCGAGAAGATGGCTCGCATGCTCGACGTCGGCCACACCGAGGATGCTATCGCCGTCGCGTTCGGTGTCGAGGTGCCGACCGTGCGCTCTGCTTTGAAGCTGCTCGACTGCTGCATGGCGGTGCGTGACGCTGTTGAGGCGGAACAGATCACTGTGTCGCACGCGCTGAAGCTTGCGAAGCTGTCGCCCGACGAGCAACGCGCGAAGGTTCAGGCGTTGATCGATGCCGCTGACGGCAAGGAAGGGCACGCGCGCTCGCGTGCGCAGAAGGCCGTGCTCGGCGGTACGGTGGCACGCGTACGTCCGCGTAAGCAGATCGAGGCGGCGCTCGCGGAGGCGACGGGCGAGCGCTTGGCGGCGCTGCGATGGGTGCTCGGTATTGACGACGCGGAAAGCGCACAGGAGGCCGCCGAATGAGTTTCGAGCACCTCAACCGCGCTATGCGCGAGCAGTTCCCGCCGACGGCCAAGGTGATCCTGATCTTTCTGGCGCGGTTGGCCGACGAGCAGGGGAATTGCGATCCGTCGATCGACGCCATTGCGGAATTCGCGGGCGTGACGCGCGTGACCGTGTCGTCGACCCTTCGCACGTTGGAGGAGGCCGGTGCGCTGCGCATTACGCGCCGGCCCGGTCACCCGAGCGCCTATCGCTTGACTCTCGGGAGAGCGTCTTGACTCCGACCGACATCAAAGAGCCCGTTCCGGCGCGCGCTGGCGAAGTGACGCCCGTTGCGGTGACAGCTCGCGCAGCGGCCACGCGTACGTGTCTGTCATGTGGCGCAAAGACTGACGCTCACGGCGCGTTGCCGTGCGGGCACTGAGGAGCCTATGAGCGTCAAGGTTATGAACGCGGTGTTCGAGCGCTATCCGGAAGGCGGCGGCGAGATGATTCTCGCGCTGGCACTTGCGGACCATTCGCACGATGACGGGACGCACATCTATCCGAGCGTCGACAAGTTGGCTGCGAAGACGCGCCAATCGCCGCGTGCAGTGCAGTACCAGCTTCGCCGGATGCAGCAGTCGGGCTGGCTAATTCTCGTGAGCGAGTCGAAGGGCGGGCGTGGGAATACGCGCGAATACCGAATCAATTCGGACTGGATAAACGGTGCAGAACTTGCGCCCATTTCGTCGGGTTCAAAGGGTGCAAAAAATGCACCCAATGGAAAGGGTGCAAACGACGACGTAAAGGGTGCAACTGGCGACATAAAGGGTGCAAATCACAGCACTAAAGGGTGCAAAGCTTTTGCACCCGAATCATCAGGAACCGTCATAGAACCATCAGAGAACCATCAACCCGCGCGGCGTGCGCCGCGAGTTGCGTTGCATGGCGAACTGCGATCAATCGAGCTGCCCGACTGGTTGTCCGTCGACGCGTGGCTCGACTGGTGCGAGCACCGCGAGGCGAAAGCGGCGGAGAAGTCGGCGCCGTGGACACGCCCGGCGGCGAAGGTGTCGCTGCGCCGCCTCGAGAAGCTGAGAGAGCTTGGGCATGCCCCGGCGGACTGCATCGACGAAGCGGTGCTGCGCGGCTGGACGGGGCTGTTCCCGGTGAAGTCAGACAGCACGGCGACGAGCGGACAGGACGTTCCTGCCGACTGGCACAAGAGCGCGCAGGGTGTCACTGACCGCGGTAAGCAACTCGGCATCGAGCAGCGCGAGGGCGAAGTGTTCATGCGTTTTAAGGCGCGCGTCGTCAAGGCGGACGGGCCCGGCGAGGCGATGGAGGAAATGCTTCGCGAGGCTGGTCGCTTTGGGAATGAGACCTACGAGCAGTTGTACCGGTACTTCAACGACATCCCGCGCGATCAGGAGGCGACGTGACGAAGCGCGCTTCATGGCCGCTCGTCGTTCCCGAGGGTACGGCGATGGTTGGCACGGCACGCGTGCGCGACGACCGAACTATCGGTCGCAGCTTCGCCGAGCGCGAGCTGGCGCGCCGCACGGGCAAGCAGCCGAACTCCGAATTCGACGAAATCGCATCCGGCGACCTCGACCGGCCACTCTTCACGCCGGTAATGACGGCGAAGCGCTCGAAGTACCGCAACACGAAGTGCGAGCACGACGGCATCAGGTTCGACAGCAAGCGCGAGCGGTCGCGATGGTTCGAGTTGATCAAGCAACAAGACGTCGGGCTGATCAGCGGTCTTCGGCGTCAGGTGGCGTTTGAGCTGATCGCGCGTCAGCGGCGTTCCGACGGTTCGATCGAGCGAGCAGTCGAGTACGTTGCCGACTTCACCTATCGCAATTCGGTGGGTGAGCTTGTGGTCGAGGACGTGAAATCAGCGGTGACACGGAAGAACAAGGACTACGTCATTAAACGAAAGCTGATGCTCCGAGAGCACGGCATCACGATTCAGGAGGTCGAGTGAAGAAGACGGTGAGCTTGAGCACGGGGAACTGGCTGATCTGCGATTGCTTGAAGCGGAAGGCCGGCCGCCGCGGGCTGACGATTGAGCAGATCGGATACGAAGCGTCGATGACGACTGATACGGTGAAGGGGCGCATACGAAACCTTCTCGGCAAGAAGTATGTTGAGCGCATCGGAGGCTCGCGCCCCACGACGTACCGCTGCTTGCTCAAGGAACTTCCGCCGCCGACTGAGTCGCCGCAAGAGAGGCTCTTGAAGCGAGCAGCCGAACAGCATCGAGAACGTAACGCGGCGATCGCGCACGCGGCATTCGCCATGGACCGGATGATTCGTTCCTGCGCAGTCGTTGCGCAACGCGATCGGCGCCAATGAAGCGAACGGGATTCAAACGAAAGCCGCATTCGCCGTTCAGCAGCCTGACGCGAACGGCGACGCTGAAGCGTCAGAAGGCGATCGTGAAGCGGATCAAGCGGCCGACCGTCGCCGAGGGTTCGAAGTATTTGGCGGCGTGCCGCGGCGAACCGTGCTTTCTGCGTGTGCCGGGTGTGTGCCGTCTTAACCCGCTCGACGAAACCGTTGTGCCGTGCCACTCGAACCAATCGCGCCACGGGAAGGCCGGGGCGATGAAGGCGAGAAACGAATTTACGGTTCCCGGTTGCGTCGCGTGTCACGCGTGGATCGATCAGAACCGGGTCGGCACGCCGAAGCAGGCCAAGTTCGATGTGTGGGATCGGGCATATGAGGAATGGGAGCCGGTACGGGCTCGAAAGATGGGAGAAGCAAATTGCCAGTGAGGATGTGGGTTGAGATTCCGGACGGTTCGTATAGCGTGCCGAGACATCGCGGGCGGGGCGGGATTGTCGTCTGTGAGCGGAAGCGCGAGATCGACGCGACAGTATTTCGGATCGCTCGAATCGCCACCGTTAAGCGCCAGTTGGTCGCGGCCGTCGAGGTGGATGCGTTTATTCCCGAAATGCACCGATCGCGCATCCCGGAGTGCGATGGCCGTTGGGTGGGGCCGGGCGTTTTCCGGACGAAGGCATACGTGCATCGCAATAGGCATTCGGGCGTGCTCGGCGCATTCATCGAGAGCGGAGATAGCGCATGGGACGTGCAGGGGATGTCGTGAGCGCTTATCTCTACTTCAATATGAGCGACATCGTGGAACCGGTGGCAAAGATGGCGATACGGAGAAATGAAGCGCTTACCGGGAACAGGTTCATTGCATTCCCCGGCTGTCCGCTCGAGGGCGCCGAGCTTGACGACGGCCAAATCGAAATGCGGTTTCCTCGAAGCGAGGAGATACGCACCGTCCTGATCAACTGGCTGGTGTACTGGGGCACCCCGTTTCGCGTTCTTCCATGAGACAACAGATGGATTTCATTTTCGACAGCACTCGCCAAGCGCTGCACGTGTCGTTCATGATTCTGGCGAGCGAGCCACGCGCGAAGAACGTGCTTCGAACGGCGCTTATTCGGGCAATGGAGCTCGAGCCCGAGCTGTCCGAGGAACAGCGCAAATGGCTCGGGCAATTGACCGGATCGGCCGCTGACTCTACAGTGAATTTCAGCGGGCTCGACACGGCGGAAGTGCGGGCGCAGTGTGCTGCCGTGGTGAGCGCGGTCCGCACGAAGCTGATGGACGTCGAGCGATGGGCGGTGATCGCGCGTTTTGGTCAAATGGGGGACACGCGGGACGCCGATGGCGTGAAGCGCTACTATTTCCTCGCCGAGCGCTCCGAAGCGATCCAGAACCTTTCGCGTTGGCTGGAGCCGTCGTTCCCCGGCATTTCGAACCTCGCGCTCGACTGTTTGCTTGCTCGGCTGTATGTGAATCACGCGCGCGCGACGATCAGCTTTCGCGATCTAGAGCGCAGTTTTGGCGCGAGCCATATGACATACAAGCGCGTGTACGGAAAGATCGCGACGCGCCTGCGGGAAGTGGAGGCGTTAGCGGTAAGCCGGCTTACGCCATATTTCGAAGAGACGGGCTTGATAGGAAGTGCAACCGAAGCCGCGTGATAGGCGCGTTCGGTGGGCGTTCGATGCGATGCTACAGTGCCAGTGTCGAGCAGCACTGGCGCGGCGATCGGCGTCATGTCAAGGCATCGCGTCTGTCGCCCGACGCGGTTGACTGCAGCCGCCCCAAATCAAGCTTACTATGGCTATGACCGCTTTCCGGCAATGAACTATAATTGGAAAACACTAGTGCACTAATGGCTTGTGCAATGCTGCGATCTTTTATCGCTGTCGCGTCCGTTATTTTGCGTCCCTAGTCGCGGCTGCTCGGGACTATGAAGTGAGGGCAGAATGGCACGAATTGCTCAGTTTGCCGTTGCCTTTGTGCTCGTAGTCGGAGTGTCGACTGCGAACGCAGGCATAGCGGGCGCTGCCATAGGCGCAGCCAAGGCGATCAAGGACGCGGAAGTTGCAGCCAAAACAACCAAGGTCGCTGAGCACGCCGAGTTTGTCGCCAAAGGAATTTCAGTCGAAGCTACTGGTGTGAAAGTTGGCACCGAAGCCGGCGGTCCTGGAGTTCAACTTAGCGCGACCGGGGTGTCTGCGGAAGTTAATGGCGTGAAAGTCGAGAACAAGGTGGGTAGCAATATCGGTAGCGCCAGCGGAAGCAGCGGCGATGACGACCCCCCGGTGTGGTTCGACGTACTGTTGGTCGTGGCGGTAGGCGGCTGGATTCTCTCGAAGTTCAGAAGCAAGGGGCCATAGGCCGTCTGTCAGTACAGCTGGGAGCCATGCCGAACTGCGGCTAAACGCCAGCTAATTGCCGGTGTTCACGCCGGTCACGAGTACTTTTGCCGTCGCGACGAAATTTCTTCGAGCATCGGTGGCGATCCACAGTATGTTTGACGAAAAATGGCGGGGCAGTGTTCCGCCGTAGTGGCGCCGCCGTAACCAGCCCAGAGCCGTTAAAGTTCTGCGAAGATTCTGATCATATGTCTATCACCTCGCCTGTATCCAGGCCGTTCACCAAGGAAATGTTGTCCAGTAACTTGCAACCTGGAGATTTTTGAAATATTGCAAAGATCCCATTCGTGGCCCGGCGTGACGTGGCCACCTTGTATTTGATAACATCGCAATACGTTATTTCCAGCTGTAGAAACGCCCACCGCGTGCGGCTCGACTACGCGGGAAAATCCTTCGTATGTAAAGGATAGAACTTCTCTGTTGAGAATAGCATCGATAACCGTTTGTAACATTGCGTCATTCTCCTCCTAGATGTGCCCCATAGCCTGGATTGGGCTTCCTATCAGTCCGATTGGTGTGATTCATTCAGTATCGGAGGGGCTCTGATTTTTGATCTCCGCGAATTTGGCGCCCATCGTTGGATTCCCTCTAATCAGCTTCTTGATCGTCACGTCCTGCGCCTTGTCGTTTGCGAGACGAAGGTTTCGATCGGTGCCAAGCAGAGCATCCTTTGTCTTCTGTAGATGGTCGATCGACTTGTCGATCTCATCAATCGCCGTTTGGAAGCGCCTGGAGGCGAGATCATAGTTCTTTGCGAATGCGGTCTTGAAGGTCTCAAGATCGGTTTCGAAGTTGGTGATGTCAATGTTTTGTGCCTTAACAAGTGCCAGTTCCGATTTGTACTTTAGCGAGTTCATCGCGGCATTCCGCAGAAGCGTAATGATTGGAAGAAAGAACTGCGGTCGCACGACATACATCTTCGGGTACCGGTGAAACATATCGACGATACCAGTGTTGTAAAGCTCGCTGTCGGGTTCGAGCAGAGAGACCAGGACCGCATACTCGCACCCCTTCTCGGTGCGGTCTTTGTCGAGCTCCTTCAGGAAATCCTCGTTCTTGCTTTTCGTCGCGGTGTGATCGCTCTCGTTCTTCATTTCGAACATGATCGATACAATCTCGGTGCCAGCCTCATCCGAGTCGCGAAAGATGTAATCGCCTTTGCTGCCAGTCCGCGCATCATTGTCTTTTTCGAAATATGCTCTTGGGAACGCCGTCGCTCGAATGCGATTGAACTCGGTCTCGCAGTGTTGTTCGAGAGTTTCACCAACCATCTTGGTCGACAGGCGGGCCTTCAAGTCCCGAAGGCGTTCGATCGCTTCATCGCGATCCTTGATTTGTGTCTCGTACTTGTCTTTAAGCGATTTCTCTGCGAGTTGCATCTCAAGTTCCGCTCGCTCGAGCCTGTTCTTCAGCTCGTCGCGTTCCTTCTCAACTGCACTGAGTGCCTCGGTAATGGCGAGCTTCTGCGCAACCTCGATGGTATCGAGCTTGGCTTTCAGGTTCTGGATCTCGGCGTCCTTGGCTGAGGCGGCCCTCCCCAGTTCGCTGGCGACCTTGGTCGTGGCAAGTTCAATGGCATTTAATTTGTCCCGCTCGGCCAGTTCAAGCCGCTCGTGCAATTGCTGCTCAAACTCGTTGTCGCGTACCTGCTTCAGGATGTCCGCGTACCCAGCCTCGTCGATCTTAAATGCCTTCCCGCAGTGCGGGCAGATGATTTCGTTCACTGATATTTTCCCTCCGCTTTAGCGAGTACCTGCAAGAGCATCTTTGGCACATTCCCTCCGGCCTTGAGTGTCGCCGTTCGGTATGCGAGTTGATTCTTCGCGAGACTAATGCCCGCAGCGGCCTCAAGGTTGTTGCAGGCTGTAACCCATTCGGGCCAGTTTGCTGACATGAATGCTTCCAGATGATCGTCAAAGATCGCCACCTCGTCAGCAACAATGGCGGACGGAAAGTTCTCTTCAGCTCGACCAAAGTACCTCAGAACCGCACGATTCGCTTTCGAGTGGTTGACCCGCTCTTCAGCGATCTTTTTTTCCTCCTTTCCATTGTCTTTCGCACGCGCATCAAACCCGCTATCGGCATCGAAGAGTGCATAGACTGGTATACCAATTGACGCCAGAATCGCGTGTGCGAGTGGGATAGATGTCTTGCCTCCTACGGGGACGATGGAGAGGCCAGCGGCCTCAAGCGAGCCGAGAGACGTTCTATCGCCAATGCCGTGAAACACTGCCGACTCTGTCGTGCCTTCCACAAGAAAAGCGCGATGCGCGAAGAGTGCCGCGCCAAGCTGATTCGCTACGATGCCGTCGAGTTGGCGGTCAACTGCATCTGCGTTCAATATTCCGTCCAGTTTAGCTTTCACGCCAGCAATCGTGGCGAGGTGAACGGTGACCACTGGGGGCACGTCAGACGATCTTGTCAGCCGCCTGACCTGGTCGAAATGTCGCGCCTCCAGGAAGTAGGGACTATGAGTCGCATAGGCCACTTGAATACGCATACTGGCGTCTTCTGCGAGCGATCGGAGCACCTTCGCGAATGTCTGGGCCTGGATCGGGTGCTGAAAGAGCTCCGGCTCCTCAATCGCCAGGCAGATAACACCTTCCGCTGACGCCGCACTCGACTGCGCCAAGAGCTGCAGCGCCGAGATCAAGAGCGTTCGCTGAAATCCATGTCCCTGTCGCTCCACGGCTGTCTCGGTTGTGCCATCGAGCACGGCCACCTCAAACGTGGTCCGAGGGGCCTTAAGTTCCACCTCTGCCGGGGATACCGTGACAGCCCGACCGGGTGAGTAGGATTTGACGACCTCATTGAGTTGCGTCGTCATCGTCTCAAGCTGAGTCTTGAACTTTTCCTCATAGACAGTCTGCTGCTTTGCGCGCGACTCCTCGACGATCTTTGAGATCTCCACATCAGCAGCAGCGCGATCGACCGAACGCTCAAGAATTCGCCCAATGATGCTCGACTTTCCATCGATTGATTCCTCGCGCGCGCGAAGATCGGCTGTGACCAGCACAAAGTCGAAAAGACCGCTCATCTTGCCGCCGCTGTTGAAGCCGAAGAAGTTGGTCTGTAAGGACTCCGGCGCTTCGACGAGTTGGTCGTTGTGAGCAGCCTCCCAGGTCGTCATAGCTTGGTTGACGGCATCAACATTTGTCCAAGCCGGAAGGCCAAGCGACGAATCTGATTTCAGCAGTGCATTGTAAGCCGCCTTCTTGTCGGCAGCTGATGCCTTATCGCGAACGGCGTTGAACGGCGCATAGCTCTTCGAGTTCGCAGATAAGCTTTCTGAGCCGTCCTGACCGCGACGCTTCCATGCGGTGAATGTTGTGGCGCCCGCCGGAGCATACTTGCCGAGCTCATTCCGATCCTTTTCAGTAAGTTCCGTGAACGTGACCTGAACCTCGATGTCTTCATGAGCCGCGCCGAAGGAACAATCCTTTTCTGTCAGTGACCCAGGCTTTCCGTTAAAGTACCAGTCGAGCGCTCGTAGTACGGTTGACTTCCCGACTCCGTTCGGCCCAATGAAGGTCGTGACGTAATCAAAGGGGATCGTCACGTCTTTCAGCGTGCGGAAGTTCCTGATGCGGACGGATTGGATCTTCATTGCGGGCTCTAAATTCTTTGTGCGAAGGCTGATTCGCGAACTCCGGACTCGCTACTCGGAAATTTGGATCGTGGTTCGCACGGGTGCTTGAAATAGCTTATTGACATCAGTGTTACAAGGGCATATGATTCCCACCATGCTGCGTGAGTTGCATGCGAGAAGCCCTGCCGGATCGCCGAGCGGGGCTTTTTATTTTCCGCGGCGGCACGTGTTTCAAAAACCTATCTATGGCTGATCCCTATGCTCATGCAGATTGGGGGATTCACTCTTGCCTAGCAAGTAACCGGCGACCGTACCCAAGAGACCGAGAACCGATGCGATCTGCTTATCGCTGTACCCAGCGACGACTAGGAAGACAGCAAACACGAGAATGAGCACGGTTCCGAGAACGCGCAGGACGGCATTGTGCGGTATCCGTCGGAGTATCAACCACGCTGCGATTCCGATCGTCACCACGCCGAACACGAGCACTACGGCGCTAATCGTCATTGCGTTTTCGACAGACCACCAACTGGTCTCCTGGGCGACAAGCTGAGAGCCTTGGGCAACAACGTCACTTGACGCATCGACCACGGCGGCTTGCGACGCTATCGCTTTGTTGACTTCCGCCAAGGCTTGCGAGGAGTCATTTGCCATTTTCTTTCGTATAGCTTTCGAGGATCGAAATTTTTGTCTGGAGAAGTTGTACGTACTTTTCCAAATCCAAGATTCGCTTCTTCAGCGGGGCATCGTTACAGACAATTGTGGGGCCGTCACCTCCTGCTAAGCCAGGTGCCTGTGCCGGTACTCCTATGCTGCCAAACTCGGAGCCCTTGTAACCAGAATTGGCGTTGTTCCGCGCCCAGTTGATGTGTGGCGGCGGGCTGTTAGAGTTGTCGATTGCCATGCCGGTCGGTGCCTGCTGTGACGCTGCTGTCATTGATGCCAGCAGCGCGATTACACTACTGTATTTGATTCGCATTTCAGCTTCCCCGTGTATTAACCGAGACGCCAGCGCAAATGTATGACGCGCTTCATGCGAAGTCTCGGGCAATTGTTGTGCGAAAAGCGATTGGTCTCGGAGAAAGAGTAGTGCATCGAGGCATGCTAATCAAAGGAGAACTTCGGCTGACGTGGGCGAGGCGTCGCAACGGCGCAGTTCATTGCGGCCAGTACGTGCGGCGTGCCGCCCTGATCGGCGCTACAGCCAGCTTGGCAATGTATTCCGCGAAGGAGTTCGACTGATGCCACGCCGTCCGATGCGTCCATGCAAGCATCGCGGGTGTAACGAACTCGTGCCAGGTGGGAGATCGTACTGCTCGACGCATGAGAAAGATGACTCTAATTGGAAGCCGGACGCGGTACGCGGCAATCGCCATGAGCGTGGGTACGGTGCGAATTGGGAGAGGCTGCGAGCCTTCGTTTTGCTGCGTGATGGAGGCATCTGTCGCTGTGCGGAGTGCCAACGACTCGGGCGAGTGCGCATGGCTCACGAAGTCGACCATGTCATTCCGAAGGCTCGTGGCGGCACCGACGATCCAGAGAACCTGAGCGCAATCAACCGCGATTGCCACAAGGCGAAGACAGCGCGTGAGCGATTGCGTCCCGCGTCCGGTGGATCGATGGGGAGGGGGAGGTGAAAAGTCTGGGAGGCGTTGCCTCCGGGACCGCCCGCTTCGTCAAATTTTCACGCCCGCGAAATTAAAAATTCAGGAGTTTGCCAGTGGGAGGTATCGCGACAGTGCCGGGCCGGGGCAGAAAACCCAAGCCGACGGCACGGAAAATCGCTGCGGGAAATCCCGGTAAACGCGCGCTGAATAAGGACGAGCCAGACTTCGGCTTGGTCACGAACATCGAGCCGCCGGACTGGATTGTCGGCGAGGCGCGGGGCATGTGGGAGCGCGTTGTGCCGCTGCTTTGTGGACAAAACATCTTGCAAGTGACCGACCTGCACATTGTAGAAATCTTCTGTGCGGCCTACGGCAACTGGAGGACCGCCCAGGACGATTTGACTCGCAACGGCCCTGTCGTCGACAGCTCGCAAGGCAGTCCGATGAAGAATCCAGCTGCGACCGTTGTGAAGGAAGCGGCGGCGCAAATGGCGAGTTTCGGCGCAATGCTGGGGCTCGACCCGGCGAGCCGGCAGCGCCTGGTCGGCGCAAAGCCGAAAACAACGGACAACCCTTTCGCGAAGCTGCTCGGCAAATGATTGGAAGACATGGCGACGAATTTCCCGCGCGTAGAGCAAGGGCTCAAGTTCGCGCGAGAAGTCGTTCGGGGCAAGCGCTCCGCTTGTCGGTATGTGCAACTCGCTTGCAAGCGCCACCTTGACGACCTTGCTGCGAGCCGAAAGAAGGACTTCCGCTGGAAGTTCGATCCGGAGGTGGCCGAGCGGAAGCTCGCACTCATTGAGCTGCTGCCGCACACGAAGGGCGAGTGGGCGTTCAAGGGGCAACTGGTAACGCTGGAGCCGTGGCAGAAGTTCGGCCTGATGGCGACGTTCGGATGGCTTAATAAGCGCACCGGCAAGCGCCGGTTTCGAGAAAGCTACTGGGAGGTCCCGAGAAAGAACGGCAAATCGGTGATTGCCGCGGGCGTTGGCATCGGTATGTTCGTCCTCGACGACGAGTTCGGTGCGGAGGTATATGCGGGCGCGACGACCGAAAAGCAGGCGTGGGAGGTATTTCGTCCGGCACAGCTGATGGTCAAGCGTTCGCCCATGCTGATTGAGTCGGCTGGAATCGAGGTGAATGCCTCGAACATGAACAAGCCAGCCGACGGCAGCCGGTTTGAGCCGATCATCGGCAACCCGGGCGATGGCGCGTCGCCGTCGTGTGCGATCGTAGACGAGTATCACGAGCACGACAGCGCGGCATTGTACGAAACGATGCTGACTGGCATGGGCGCGCGTCGACAGCCGCTCATGTTCATCATCACGACTGCGGGCGCGAACATCGAGGGGCCGTGCTTCGACAAGCGCAGGCAGGTGATCGAAATGCTCGAAGGGACGGTGCCCGACGACGAGCTCTTCGGCTGGATTTGGACCATCGACGAAGGGGACGATTGGACCGATCCGCGCGTGCTGGCGAAAGCCAATCCGAACATCGGGATCTCGGTCTATCAGGAGTATCTCGAAAGCCAGCAACAGCGCGCAATCAAGTCTGCACGCTTCACAAACACGTTTAAGACGAAGCATTTAAACGTCTGGACGTCGGCCAAGGCTGGCTATTTCAACCTCGAAGACTGGAAAGCATGCGAAAACCGATCGCTGACCCTCGAGCAGTTCGAGGGGCAAGATTGCGTGCTCGCGCTCGACATGGCGCGCAAACTCGACCTGAACAGCATGGCTCGGCTTTTCTGGCGCGACATCGATGGGCGGCGGCACTACTTCTGCGTTGTGCCGCGGTTCTGGGTGCCCGAAGACACTGTGCGCAATACCGAAAGCCGCCGTATGGCGGAGCGATATCAGGCATGGGTCAATCAGGGCGTTCTGCTCGAAACGGACGGCGCGGAGATCGACTATCGCGACATTCTCGAGGAGGCGAAGGATGCGAACCGGTTGTGCCCGGTGCAATGTACTCCGCTCGATCCGCATGGCGCGACGAATCTGGCTCATCAGCTCGAGGACGAAGGGCTGACGCCGGTCACGATCGTGCAGAACTACACGAACATGTCGGACCCAATGAAGGAGCTTGAGGCGGCGATTACGGCGGGCCGATTCCATCACGACGGCAACCCGATCATGACATGGTGTATCAGCAATGTCATCGGCAAGAACCTGCCGGGCAACGATGACGTGGTGCGCCCGATCAAGCAGGGTAACGACAACAAAATCGACGGTGCTGTTGCGCTGATTATGGCGATAGGTCGGGCCATGCTGGCCGATCGAGTCGATTCTGAGTCGATCTACGATCAAGGAGTAGGCGTTTGAATTCAATTGGCATTGCGGCTTGGGTGGCAGGCCTGCTTGGGTTTGCGTTGCTTGTGACCGGCGTGGCAATGATCAGCTTGCCGGTCGGCTTGATCGTTGCGGGCGTCCTGCTTTTGATGTGGGCGTTTCTGGCGGATCTGGCGTCGGCCCGCGCCGCACGTGCAGTCCCGTCGAAGGAGTAGCCCATGTTTTTCAGTAGGCAATTGCTGTCCAACGGCGGTCAGGCGCAGATGGGCGGTGGAGGATGGGTATCGGCACTGTTAGGTCGCTCCCGGTCGGAATCCGGTCAGGTCGTCACCCCCGCAAGTGCGTTGTCGCTGACGGTCCTGCAAAACTGTGTCACGCTTCTTTCGGAGAGCATCGCGCAGTTGCCGATCGAGCTGTACGAACGCTCGGGCGACGACAGAAAGCCGGCGATCGATCATCCCCTGTATTCGATCCTCAAATACCAGCCGAATCCGTGGCAGACGCCGTTTGAGTTTCAGGAGCAGTCACAGGTAGCTGCCGGTCTTCGCGGCAACAGCTACAGCTTCATCGATCGCGATCAAGACGGTGTCATTCAAGGGCTGTATCCGCTGGATAACGAGGCGGTCACGGTCATGAAAGGCGCGGACCTGATGCCGGTCTATCGGGTCTATGGGTTCGATCCTATGCCGAGGCGGATGGTGCATCACGTTCGCTGGATGTCGATCAACGGTTACACAGGGTTGTCACCGGTCTTGCTTCATGCGAACGCGATCGGGTATGCGCAGGCGATCCAGCAGTACGCCGGCAAGTCGTTCATGAACGGCACGGCGCTGTCGGGTGTGATCGAGCGGCCGAAGGATGCCCCGGCGCTCAAGGACCAAACCAGCGTGGATCGCATCACCGATGGTTGGAACGAAAAATTCGGCGGATCTGGAAACGCGAAGAAAGTCGCGCTTCTCCAGGAGGGTATGACGTTCAAGCCACTGTCGATGACGAACGTTGACGCGGCACTGATTGATGCGCTGCGGCTCTCGGCGCTCGATATTGCGCGGATCTACAAGATTCCGGCCCACATGGTGAACGAGTTGGAGCGAGCGACGTTCAGCAACATCGAGCACCAGTCGCTCCAGTTCGTCATCTACACGCTGTTGCCGTGGGTCAAGCGGCATGAGCAGGCGAAGACGCGCGATCTCCTGTTGCCGTCGGAGCGCAAGCAGTACTTCATCGAATACAACCTCGGAGGGCTGTTGCGAGGAGATCAGTCGTCGCGCTACGCCGCATACGCGGTCGGACGCCAGTGGGGCTGGCTGTCGATCAACGACATTCGGCGGCTTGAGAACATGCCGCCTGTCAAGGGCGGCGACATCTACCTGAGTCCGATGAACATGGTCGACGCGTCGAAGCCGCAGCCGCTTCCTGTCGGCAAAACCGAGCCGACGAAAGCGGCAATCGACGAAATTAGGAGGGTCCTTTCTTGAAACCGCACCTCAGACTGGCAAGTCTGATTTTCAATCAGCCACAGCTCGTTACGGACCCGATGATGTCGCTCGCGGTGCAATGGGCGAATCACGCGCTCAATTTGAACATTGTCAATCTGACCGTGAACGGCATGCAGCCGAAGATCATGGAAGACGACGAATCCGAAAGCGGTGCGCAGATGGCTGCTGCATCGGAGCGCCGGCGTGCCCTGGTATCCGATACCGGCATGGACATCATTCCGGTGTCGGGGATTCTCGTATCGCGATCCGCACACATGAACCCCTGCGAGCCGATGACGAGCTATGAGGGCTTGCGCGCCGCAGTGAATCAGGCGGTCGCAGATCCGGCCGTCGAACATATCGTGCTCGACATCGACAGCAACGGCGGGAGCGCGACCGGCGCGTTCGAACTGGCGGACGACATCCGCGCTGCCTCGTTGATGAAGCCGATCACAGCAATCGTCAACTTCTCGGCTTTCTCGGGCGGCTACCTGATCGCAGCCGCTGCATCGAAGGTGATCGTCAGCCGCACTTCGGGCGTAGGGTCGATTGGCGTCATCGCCAACCATCTCGATGTTTCGAAGCGGGACGAGCTGCAGGGGATCAAGGTGACGTCGGTATTTGCCGGGGACCATAAGAATGATCTCACGCCTCATGAGCCGCTGAGCGACCAGTCTCTTACGTTCCTGACGAGCATGGTGCAAAACAGCTACAAGCAGTTCGTCGATGCAATCGCGAACTTCCGTGGTTTGAGTACGCAAGCGGTAAAGGACACGCAGGCGGGCATCTTCTTCGGACAGAAGGGCGTTGAGGCTGGGCTCGCGGACAGCGTTGAGACGCCACAGGCAGCGATCAATCGCATCGCAGCCGAAGTTCGCGCTTCCCGAGCCGGTCGTCAAAGCTCGAACACGCGCCGTAGCGTTTCGGTCCGTGCAGCCGCGATGAACATGCAGGCTATGACGTAACGAGTCGTCAGAAATCGGATTCCCGTCATTCTGCACTGGAGCGCGTTCGCGTCTCAGTCAAGCACTGCCGCCTTCGGGCGGCATTTTTTTTGGAGAAGAGTAGTGAATGTCAATGAACTTCGCCGCGAACGCGCAGCTGTCAATCAGCGGGTGCAAGCGTTGGCACAAATCGAGGTGGGTGGCACGGCGCTGTCGGTCGAGCAACAGGCCGAGTTCGATCAACTCAGTTCGAAATTCAACGAACTGACCGCGCAGATCGAACGCGCGGAAGCCGCTGAACGCATGGCGGCTGCCGCGGCCGTTCCGGTTGACCCGAATCCGGCTGCCGTCACGGCTCCGGCCGCCGCGCCCGTGTATGCACAACCGAAAGCCCCGGAAGTAAAGGGCGCGAAGATGGCGCGCATGGTACGCGCGCTCGCTGCGGCGCGCGGCGACGCGCAGCTTGCCTCGAAGCTCGCGATCGAGCGCGGTTTCGGCGAAGAAGTCGCAATGTCGCTTAATACCCTTTCGCCGGGCGCTGGCGGCGTCCTGGTGCCTGAGAACCTGTCGAGCGAGGTCATCGAACTGCTGCGTCCGAAGTCCGTCGTTCGCAAGCTCGGCGCGCGCACGCTGCCGCTCTCGAACGGCAACATCACTATCCCGCGCCTGAAGGGCGGTGCGATCGTCGGCTACATCGGCGCTGACACCGATATCCCGACGACACAACAGCAGTTCGACGATTTGAAACTGACGGCGAAGAAGATGGCTGCGCTGGTACCAATCGCCAACGATCTCATCAAGTACGCCGGCGTGAATCCGAACGTCGATCAGATCGTGGTTGGCGACCTCACCGCGGCGATCGGTGCACGCGAAGACAAGGCGTTTATTCGCGACGACGGCACGGCAAACACGCCGAAGGGCCTCCGCTTCTGGGCACTCCCCGGTAACGTCATTACGGCAAGCGACGGCTCGACGTTGCAGAAGATCGAAACGGACCTCGGCAAAGCCATTCTCGCGCTCGAAAATGCCGACGCCAATCTGACGCAGCCTGGCTGGATCATGGCCCCGCGTACGTTCCGCTTCCTCGAAGGTCTGCGTGACGGGAACGGCAACAAGGTCTATCCGGAACTCGCCAACGGCATGCTGAAGGGCTACCCGGTAGGCAAAACCACGCAAGTGCCGATCAATCTCGGTGAAGCCGGCAAAGAGTCGGAGATCTATTTCACCGACTTCGGCGACGTCTTCATCGGCGAGGAAGAAACGCTGGAGATCGACTACAGCAAGGAAGCCACCTACAAGGACGCCGATGGTCACATGGTCAGTGCGTTTCAGCGCGACCAGACGCTGATCCGGGTGATCGCAAAGAACGACTTCGGCCCGCGTCACGTCGAGTCGATCGCGGTGCTGTCCGGCGTGGCCTGGGGCGCGTAAGCGAAGTCGCAATCGCGCGGTCCGCCCGTTTGTAAGCGGGCCGCGCATCGGAGAGAAACATGAAAGTGGTCAAGTTCGAGCGGCATTACGGGAAGTACACGCCCGGCGACATCGCAGGGTTCGATGACGAGCATGCGGACAAACTCGTCGATGCCGATATTGCGTCGGCTCATGAGGCGGATGCGAAGAGCGCAAAAGTATCGGCGAAGGGCGAGAGTGCCAAGCCCACCTTAGCGAAGGGGTAACGTGATATGGCTGCTGTTCTCGTCGAATATCTGGACGACGCGGAGCCGCTCACGTTCGAGGAGGTAGCCTTTCAGTGCCGCATCAATGACGACGACGAACGGGATTTCGTCGAGCGCATCGTGATCCCCGGCGCGCGGCAAGCGGCCGAGAGCAAGTCTGGCGCGGCGATACGCAAGGCGCGCTACGTGGAGCGCCTGTCGGGGTTTCCGCTTGCCGAGATTTCATTGTCTGTCGGGCAGGTTATCCGCGTCGACAGCATTGAGATCCGCGATGCATCGGGAGCGACAACGACGCTCGACGCCGACGCCTTCGAGCTTGTTCAGTTGGGGCGAGAGGCGCTTCTTGTTCCCGAGGGGCAAGCGCGTTGGCCTTTCGCGCGCGCCGTGACGATCACGTACCAGGCAGGCGTCGACCTTGCGCGATACCCGTCGGTGCGAACTTGGATGCTGCTCGCAGCCGCATGGGCCTACGACCATCGAGAGCTCTTCTCGGAGGGGCAGCCCATAGGAGAAATGCCGGGCGGATATGCCGACGTCCTGCTCAATCCGATCACTGTTCCGCCGAGGTTCTGATGAAAACGGGAAAATTGAAGGAGCGGATCGTCATCGAGCGGCCGAGCGGTGAGACGAATGAGAACGATGAGCCGATTCCGGGAGCGTGGATCGTGCATGCGCGGCCGTGGGCCGATGTTCTCTTTCTGAACGGAAAGGAGCACGTCATCTCCGGCGCGGTTCGTGGTGCAACGATCGCGAGCATGCGCATCCGCTATCGAGCCGGTATCGACGAGCAGATGCGCGTTCGCTACGACGGCCGGCTCTACGACATCACGGCCGTACTGCCCGCGCGCAAACGGGGGTATCTCGACCTATCGGTGAAGGTGGGAGAAAAATATGTCTAGCGTGCAGATCATCGGTTTAAACGACCTGCAGGCTGATTTCGCGAAACTGGCAAAGGCGCAATCTCGGTCGGTACTCCGGAAGGCGACTATGGCGGGCGCGCGCGTCATCACCCGCGCGGCGAGAAAGCGCGCGCCGAAGAAGTCGGGGAAGCTGCGCCGCAATATCGTCGCGGCGCCACTGAAACAGAAGGATGGGCAGGGCATCGCGGTGGCGGGGATGCGCGTGCGAACACAGGGCAAGGCTGATTCGCCGAACAACGCGTTCCATTGGCGATTCGTTGAGCTGGGGACGCAGCACATGCAAGCGCAGCCGTTCGCTAGACCAGGTTTCGACGAATCGATTGATGAAGCGGAGGCTGCAGTGCGTACGGAAGTCGCGCGCGCTATCGATCAACTGCTTGGAGGCCGGCGTTGAGCGCAATCGTAATCCGTGACGCCTTGCAGGGCATAGGTGGTGCGAAGGGGTATCTCGGCGTCGCACCGGAGAAGGCGCCAGCGCCGTATTTCGTCGTGACGCGCGTACATGGCGCGCTCGACATGGCGCTCGCCGGGCTGACTGGCGGCCGTTCCGGTTCCTATCAGATCGACTGCTACGCGCCGACGTTCACCGACGCCGATCGGCTCGCCGACTTGGCAGTCGATCGTGCGATGTCGGTTCAGGATCGGTTCTCGGTCGGAGGTGTCGACGAGTTGCCGGACGACTATTCGGAGGACACGGGACTATTCCGTATCAGCTTGGAACTATCGGTCGAGTTTTGACCGGCACCACGACAATTCATTTGGCCCGCCGCGTGCGGGCTTTTTCTTTTGTGAGGGGTATATGGCAGCAGAGAAGAGCAAGCGCACCAAGGCGCAGGGAACCAAGGTCGAGGTGTCGAAAGTTGCGTCGACCGATCTCGACGCGGCCGATCTGGTATTCGTCGATCTTAGTACGACGGGCAAACAGATTCAGTGGCAGGGCGGGCAGTCGGAAGAAATCGACGCGACGACGTTCGCGAGCGACGAAAAGGAATCGGAGCTCGGCTTGCCCGATCCGGGCGAGTTCTCGGTCGACGGCAATTACCAATCGAACGACGAAGGGCAGAACATTCTGCGTGCCGCGCGCGCGACAGGCGAAAAGCACGTGTTCCGTGTCACGTTCGCCGACAAATCGCAGTTTCTGTTCGCCGGCATGGTGCGTCAGTACACGTGGGCGGCGTCGGTCAATGGGCTGATTTCGACGACGTACAGCGTGCGCGTGAGCGGCTCGCCGAAGATCGTGCCACCGCTGGCGGCGTAACTCCCCGATCGCAGATAGGAAATGAGCATGGAAAACGAAAACCAAGGCGTGACGAGCCTGCGTGCAGCGGTGCTGAACCCGCTGACCGGTTGGCGGTACGAATTGATGAACATACCGGAATGGAATGGCGAAAAGATCGCAGTGCGCGAGCCGACGGTCGGCGACCGCATGTTCTGGATCGAAGCGCTTCGGGACATCGCCGGGGTAACGGAGGGCGACGACGAAACGGCGGTTCGCGAGAAGTTCACACGCGCGAGCGACGACGCGCACATGCAGGCGAATGCGCGGCTGTTCGTTCGTGTCGTGTTCGGTGAAATGCCGGATGGTTGGCGGCGGCTATTCTCGGACGACGATGCAACCGCGGTCGCGGCTGCGTTCGGCCCCGTGCACAACCGCATCGTCGTGAAGGCGCTCGAATTCGGCAAGCTCGACGTCGACCCGGTCGAAGACGCAAAAAAGCCTTCTGCCGAACCCCAGGCCTCCGCTTCCTGATGTCGCTCGCGCTGCGGCTCGGCAAGACGTTGGCCGAGCTGTGCGAGCAGATGTCATCCGCCGAGCTGAGTCTCTGGATCGGGTACGACGCGGAATCGCCGGTTGCAGATGATCGTGCGGATCTGCATGCGGCGATGATCGCGGCGGCGGCGTTTCAGTCGCAGGGCGCAAAGGTCAAGGTGTCGGACATGATGCCAAGATGGTCCGGCGAGCCCGCGACGGCGGAGGGAGAGGAAGGGGGCGGCGATCCGTTTCAAGCCGCCCTGATGCGCATGGCGAAGTAGGCGAGAACACACTATGGCAACAAGCCTTCGCGAGCTGATCGTCAGCGTTACGGCGAATACGACCGAATACGACCGCCGCATGCGCGGTCTCTCGTCGACGGCCGGCTCGTATTTCAATGCGGTGCGCGACGGCGGGCGCACAGCGGATGCGGCGTTTGCCTCGAACGCCGCAAGCGTGCAGGTCACGGTGCGCGCGCTCGACGCGGCGCGCAGTTCGATCCGCGAATACGCACAAGCCGCCGCAGCGGCGTTCGGCGTGCATCAGTTGATCGAGTACGCCGACGAATGGACGAACCTGAGCAATCGCCTTCGGATCGTCACGCGTGACCAGATCGATTTCGCGATTGCGCAGAACGACGTGCTGCGCATCGCACGCGACACACGGCAACCGCTCGACGCGACAGCCGAGCTGTATCAGCGGATCGCAAACAACGCGTCGCATCTCGGGTTGTCTATCAAACAGGTCGGCCCGCTTGTCACCACGATCAGCAAGGCGGTCGCGTTGTCGGGTGTCTCGGCAGATACTGCTCGTATGGGGCTCGTGCAGCTTGGACAAGCGTTCGCGGCGGGGCAGTTGCGCGGTCAGGATCTGAATAGCGTGCTCGAAGAGTTGCCGGGTGTCGCGGATGCTATCGCGCGCGGCATGGGCAAGAGTTCGGCGCAGCTCAAATCGATGGCCGAAGAGGGAAAGCTGACCGTCGGTAATCTCGTCGAGGCGCTGACGCGCGCGGCGGGCGGCACGGATACGCTGTTCGAGAAAATGCAGACGACGGTCGGGCAGACGATGACGCGCCTGCAGACGGAGATCGTCAAGTATATCGGCGAGTCGGATCAAGCGACGGGCGCGAGCGCGAGGCTTGCGCAGGGGATCACGTACGTCGCAGAGCACCTCGACGGCATCGTGAAACTCGGCGTGTCGCTCGCGGCCGGGCGGATTGCCGTGTACTTTGGGCAATCCGCAGTCGCGGCGACGCAGGCGGCGACAGCGTGGGTCGGCGCCCGGCGAGCGCTCGTCGAGGAGACGATCAAGCAACACGAGGCGGCGCAGGCAGCGCTCGCCAAAGCGCAGGGCGATCGCGCTGCCGCGGCGGCGAAGCTTCAGAACGCGCAAGCGGCGGAGGCTTCAGCGCAGGCCGAGCTCGCGGGCATGCGAGCGATGCGCGAAAGCCTTGCGATGCAGTCGGCATTGACGGCTGGCTCGATCAAGTACACGGAAGCGAAGCTTGCCGAAGCGCGGGCGGTCGAGGCGACGGCGCAAGCTCACGTCGCAACGGCGCGCGCCAACGTCGCCGGCAGTCAGGAAATCGGCGCGCGCATCACGGGTACGCCCTACGCGGCGATCATCGCTCGCGAGACGGCAGCCGCACAGCAGGAGCTCGAGCGCGCCGAAGCGTCGCTCGCGCTCGCGCAGCAGCGGCGTACGGCGCTTGAGGCGGCAGCGAAGCAAGGCACGATCGACAAAGCGCGTTATACGGCGTCGCTGGCCGAGACGGACCGCGGCCTTGCGCAAGCCGAGCGTGATGTCGCGCTTGCCACGCAGGCTCGTGAGCGAGCGGAACGCGCGGCGACCGCGACCGCGGCGGGTCTGAAGACGGCGACCGAAAGCGCGGCGACGGCGCAGACGGCGCTCGCGCGTACGGGCACGATGATGCGCTCGGTTGGTTCCGGCTTGCTGGCGGCGGTCGGCGGCTTACCGGGAATTCTGGCGACCGTGGGCACGGTGGCGCTTGGGGCTGCCGCGAACTGGCTGCTGTTTCGCGACAACGCGAGCAGCGCGACGTCGAGTCTGATCGACATGCAGGCGCCGCTCGATCAGATCATCGACAAATATCGGCAACTGACGCCGCTGTTACAGGAATCTGAGCGGCTGCGCACGAAGCAAGAGGCGTCGCGGGCGGCCGATGACGCGCAGTCGGCATATCGGAGTTTGGCGACGCGGGCGGCGCAAAGTGTCATGGTGCCGACGTTTGGCGATGCGCCGTCGGTGGTCTCGGATGCCGATCAGGCAGCGCTCGATCGATTCCTCGCCGGCCTGGATCGCCTCAAGACGTCGAACCTCGGCGTCGACGAGAAATCGCGCGAGATCGGGCGACTGATTGACCGCTTCGTGTCGGCGACGAGCGGCGGCGAAGCGCTGCGCGAGGAACTGGTGCGCGCCGCGGGCGCGATCGACACGGCGGGCCTCGCTTCGCAGAAAGGCGCACAGGCACTCGCTGCAATGGATGCTGCGGCAAGGGGGGCCGCCGAGGGCGTTCGGCTGCTTTCTGACGCGAACAACTTCTTCGCCGGCGGAATGGCATCGGAGGCGTGGGAGAAATATGTCCACAAGCTCAGGGAAGAATCCGACGTCATCGGTATGACGGCCCGCCAGAAGGCCGAGTACGAAGCGCGGACGAAGGGCGCGAATGATGCGCAGGCCCGCATGGCCGGCCTCGTCGCCGGACGAGCGGACGCATACAAGTCGCTCGAAAAAGCGATTGCCGACAAGGATGCGAAAGCCGCAGCGGGGGCGCGAACCAACATCGACAATCTGACGCGCGAGCTCGCGCTGATGAATCAGCAGATGGTGGTCGCGAAGGCGCTTGAGGAGTTCCAAGCCGATCTGTCGAGCAAGAAGTTCGAGAAATTCGGCTTCAATGCTGACGCAGCTCGCGCCGCGGCCGCCGCGCGCGGAAAGCAAGCCTTCGACGAGACGGTCGCCTCTGCCTCTGCACAGACAGCACGTGTGTCGACCAACGCGGCAGCGGCTCGCGCGGCGAAGGGGGGCGGTGTTCATTCGCTGGAAAGCGAGCGCATGCTCGACAACATCCGGCAGCGGATCGCGCAACTGCGCGTCGAGGCGGTCGCAACCGACAAGCTGACGCAGTCGCAAAAGGATCTCCTCGCGTTCGATCAAAAGGTGACGGATCTGCGCAGCAAGCGCAAGAAGCTGTCGGACGACGACAAGAGCCTGCTTCGCGATCAGCAGGCGATTCGCGGGATGTACGAGCAAGCGTCGCAACTGGAAAAGGAGGTGCGCTATCGCGACGCGATCAACAAGCTGAAGGAGCGCAGTGCGCAGATCGACGCGGAGCTCGGTGACTACGCGGCCGAGCGTCAGCGTGACGTGCAGCGCGAACTCGGGGCGATGTCAATGGGTGACAACGCGCGCGAGCTGAATCAGGCCATCAATCGCGTGGGCGACGAGTTTCGCCGTCGACGGGACGAACTGACGAAGGGCGCGCGAAAGGACGGCACGCTTGGCTCGCCCGAGTACATCGCCGAGATCGAGCGCATCAACACAGCAGAGGCGGAGCAGGTCGCGCGCGAGCGCGGCTATCTCGAGCAGCGGCTCGCATTGCAGGCCGACTGGCGCGTCGGCGTGAAGCGGGCGATGGCGGTCTATCAGGAATCCGCGCAGAACGCAGCGCAGATGGCCGAGGAGGCGCTGACGAGTTCGTTCCGCAATGCCGAGGATGCACTCGTGTCGTTCGCGGCGTCGGGCAAGCTCAATTTCCGCGGACTGATTGACAGCATGATCGCCGACCTCGCGCGGTTTTCGGCGCGTGCGGCGATGTCTCAGGTGTTCGGAGCGATCGGCTCCGCTTTGGGATTCGGCGGTGTCTCTGATGCCGTCGGCGCGCTCGGTGGTGCGGCAAGCGCGGCTGTCGGCTCGAACGCCTACGGCTTTCATCTCGCGACGGGCGGGGCGGTGTGGGGACCGGGCACGTCCACGAGCGACAGCATCCCGGCGCAGCTTTCGAACGGCGAGTTCGTGGTCCGCGCCGCAGTGGTGTCGCAGCCGGGCGTGCGCGCACACCTTGAGCGATTGAACGCAGGGGGGCGATCCGGCTTCGCGCGATTCGCCGCGGGTGGGCTCGTTGGCGGGAGCGCGGGAGGAGGGGATTCGCCGGCGCGCAACGGCGGGATCTCGGTCAGCGCGCCAGTTTCGATCGAGGGCGGATCGTCGAACCCCGCGAGCCTGATCGCGGTTGGGGAGTTCCGAAAGATGCTGGAACAGATGATACGCGAGCTCATACAACGTGAACGCCGGCAGGGCGGAACCTTGTGGAGAGCGCAAAACGGGATTGCAGGATGAAAGACACATTTGAATGGCCGTCGACGGTACAAGGGCACGGCGGCGATACGACGCTGCGTGTGCGCAAAGCCCAGTTCGGCGACGGCTACACCCAGCGGGCCGCGGACGGCCTGAATAATCGCGAATCGACATTCAATCTGCGGTTTGTCGGTAACGCGGCGAAGGTTGCCGCGATCATCGATTTCCTCGATCGGCATGCGGGCGCGGAGTCGTTCTACTGGACGCCGCCGCTTCGCGCCCGCGGACTCTTCGTCTGCGAAAAGTACTGCGAGCCGATCAAGAACGGCGCCGTCTACACGATGACGGCGCAGTTCGAAGAGACGTTCTCTGTATAGGAGTTCAGATGTCGATACTTCAAAAAATCGTCTTGGGCGAGCCACCCAGCGGAAGTGGCGGCGACAACAACCGCGTCGCGCACATCAAGACGAACGAGAATTTCGGTGTAGTCGAACGTTCGACTCCGCTCGATCTCAGGTATCTCAACGATAGTACGAACCTGACGCCGGACGATATCGGAAAGCGGTTCGGGATTTGGATGACCGAGCCGGGAAAGGAAGTCGGGTTTCCGCTCGCGTCGTCCGTGCCGCCAAATTCCTGTATTCACTTGTTCAACGTTCAGGGAAGGGTCGTGATCAAGTTTCAAGCCGGCGACCTGTCTCAACTGAACGTGCTGAATGCCGGCGACTGGGTGAAGTACGTGTCGGACGGTGTGAAGAACTGGCACGTCGCCGAGCGCGGTCGAATGATGTGGGACGAGGTTGTCGGCGGCAAGCTGACGGTGGGGGGCGATCTGTCTGCGGCGGTTCAAAGCGACGAAGGCCACCTTGTGCTTGGCAAGATGCCCGGCTATTTCTACGGAAATAGCGGGTCGGTGGGGTGGTGGTCTTTAGACGCCGGAGGATCGTACCAATACCTACTCAGCGACCATACGTTTCGTGTCAACGACGAGGTAGTCGCAGTGTGCGACAAGGGGAACGCTCTTCGATTCGACTGGGGGAAGAAGACGGCTGGCCAGCTCGGGGCGACGGTCGACGGAAAATACCTCGGCTATCTCTGGCACAGCGGCAACCTTGCACAACCGATGACGCTTGACACACCGCAGTACGTCGGGACGAAGAAGACGTTTACGCAGGCGCAGGAAATCGCCGTCGGTGCCACCGGGCTTCATACGCAAGCGTCGCTATACCTGAACGGGATGGGCGGCCTCAGCTATCTTGGATTCTCCGGGTTGAACAACACAGTTGGCGCGCAGTTTCGGATTTCCAGCAACACCTCGGTCGCCGAATTGCAGTGCGTCAACTACAACGCTACAACGTTCGGGGTGTTGACCGCTTCGAATTTCAATCAGGCGTCCGATCGTGCTTTCAAATCCGATATCCAGACGCTTGAGAACGTAATGGCGCGGCTGCGCGGTAAGCGGGGCGTGACGTTTCTGCAAAAAAGCAGTCCGGAAGCGGGGCGACAGGCTGGCGTCATCGCAAACGAGTGGTGGGATTTCCCGGAACTGCTCGGCGAGGGGCCCGAGATCGACGAGGACGGCGATTTCATCGTGCGTCAGTACGACGAGAGAGGCAAGGAAATTTTCGGCGAGAGCGGGCCGTCGAAGGGGCGGCCGTCGCTGACCTTCCGTTACACGAATGCCGTCGGCGTGCTGTTGGCCGGCTTGCTCGAGACGGATGCGGCGTTACAGGACGCGCTCAGGCGGATTGCGGAATTGGAGGCGGCGAAGTGAGTGTAACGGCAGACGTCCAGCAGCTGGAGCCGGGCCGTCTGATTGAGTTTTTCGAAGTCGACTGTACGGAAATCGGCGCCGACGTGCTGCGCTTTCATCGGCATCTTCAGTCGACGTCGATCGTATGGCAGGGGCGCGAGTACAGGTCGTGGCCGATTCAGGCCACCGGCTTCGAGCAGACATCCGACGCGCAGCAGCCATCGCCGACGCTGCGGGTGGGTGACATCAACGGAACGATTTCGGCGCTGTGCGTTGCGCTTGGTGATCTCGTCGGCGCGAAGGTGTTCCGGCGCCGGACACTCGCGCGCTACCTCGACGCCGTGAACTTTCCGGTCGGCAATCCGACGGCGGACCCGAACGAAGAATTGCCGCCGCAGCAGTGGCGGATCGAGCAGAAGAGCGACGAGCAGCCGGGATTGCACGTCGAATTCACGCTGTCGTCGCCGCTCGACTTTGGCGGCCAGCAACTGCCGAAGCGGCAGATCATTTCGATCTGCCAATTGGGGTATCGCGGTCCCGAGTGCGGCTATACCGGAGCGGCGTGTTTCGACAAGGACGACAACCCGGTAAGCGATCCCGCGCTCGATCGATGCAGCAAGAAGATCAGCGGTTGCGAACGTCGATTCGGTGTGAACAACCCATTGCCGTTCGACGGCTTCCTGTGCGACACGATGGCCTGACGCACGAACCAATTTCGATATGAGGACCCGCCACACGGCGGGTTTTTTTATGGACGAACAGATCAAGAACGCTATCGCGGCGCACGCGCTGGCCGAGTACCCGCGCGAGTGCTGCGGGCTCGTTGTGAAGACCGAGAGCGGCGAGATATACGTGCGCTGCCGCAACCTCGCGGCCGCACCAACCGACCAGTTCGCGCTCGCAGCGGAGGACTACGCAGCGGCCGAAGACATGGGCGAGATTGTCGCTCTCGTTCATTCGCATCCCGGCGCATCGGCACAGCCGACCGACGAGGACCGCACGATGTGCGGGCGCAGCGGCATCGCGAAATGGGTGATCGTGTCGCTCGGCGTGCAGGCCGATGGCTCGATCGGCATCGACGACTGGTGCGAATTCGAGCCGGGAGGCTACGTCGCGCGACTAGTCGGCCGCCAGTTCGTCCATGGCGTGCACGACTGCTACGCGATCGTGCGCGACTGGTATCTCGCCGAGCGCGGCGTCGCGCTACCCGACTTCGAGCGCGAGGACGAGTGGTGGAACGATGGCCGATCGAATCTCTACCTCAACCACTATCAGGACGCTGGCTTTCTCGACGTCGGCCGCGACGTGACGTTGCAGGTCGGCGACGTGCTGCTGATGCAGATCCGCAGCAAGAACGGTGTGCCGAATCACGCGGGCGTGTATCTCGGTGACGGGCAATTCCTGCACCACATGCACGGGCGTCTGTCGACGCGCGCGGTGTGGGGCGGAATGTGGGCCGACAGCTGCACGACGGTGCTGCGCTACGTGGGAAACAGGAAGTGAGCGAGACGCTTCGCATGATAAGGCTGTACGGCACGCTCGGCGTGCGTTTCGGACGCATTCACCGCCTTGCCGTCTCGTCGACCGCAGAGGCGGTGCGCGCGCTATCGGTGCTGATTCCCGGCTTCCGTGCGTTCCTGACGTCGGCGCGCGACGCCGGCCTCACGTTCGCCGTGTTCAACGGCCGGCGCAATCTCGACGAGGACGAGCTCGAGCATCCGGTCGGGCGCGACGAGATCCGCATTGCGCCGGTAATCGTCGGCAGTAAGCGCGGCGGGCTCTTCAACACGATTCTCGGCGCCGCACTCGTTGCCGTTGGCGCGGTGGCGACGTTCGGTTTCGCGCAGCCGTGGGGCACATCGCTGATGGGGCTCGGCGCGTCGATGGCGCTGGGCGGCATCGTGCAGATGCTCAGTCCGCAACAGGCCGGCCTCGCGGGGACGGCGAACAACGGCACGTCGTACTACTTCAACGGACCCGTGAACAGCGCTGCGCAGGGCGAGCCGGTGCCGCTCGTCATCGGCGAAATGGTCGTCGGCTCGAAGGTGGTCAGTTCGGGAATCTATGCGGAGGATCAGGTTTGAAGAAGGTCCATGCTGAAGGCGGGGTGAAGCGCATCTACGGCGCCAAGGGAGGTGGTGGTGGCGGTGGCAGCAGTGAATCGCCCGACAGCCTGCATTCGATTGCGCGCGCGAAGGTGCTCGACGTGATCTCGGCGGGGCCCATCGTGGGGCTGGTGAATGGCCTGCAGTCGGTCTATCTCGACGGCACGCCGATCCAGAACGCGGACGGCTCGCTGAATTTCCAGAACTACACCGTCGACGCGCGAACCGGCACGCAGGATCAGGACTACATCCCGGGTTTTCCGGCCGTCGAGCGTGAGGCCGGCGTCGGCGTGCCGCTGACGTCCGACGCGCCGTGGGTGCGCCAAATCCAGAATACGCAACTGACTGCGGTGCGCGTGCGCTTCGGTGTGCCGGCGCTACAGCGTCAGGACACGTCGAACGGCAATATCACGGGCTATCGCGTCGACTATGCGATCGACTTGTCGGTCGACGGCGGGTCGTATGCGCAGGTGCTGGCCGGTGCGTTCGACGGCAAGACAACGTCGCTCTATGAGCGCTCGCATCGGATCGAGCTGCCGCGCGCAAAAAATGGTTGATTGATCCGCGTGCGCCGCATCACGCCGAACGCGCACACGGCGACGATCGCCGACGCGATCAACATCGAGGCGATTACCGAGATCATCGATCGGAAGCTCCGCTATCCGATGACGGCGCTTGTCGGTATGACGTTCGACGCACGTTCGTTCTCGAGCGTGCCAGTGCGTTCGTATCACGTGCGAGGGATGATCTTCCGAGTCCCGACAAACTACGACCCGGAGACGCGTACGTATTCGGGTACATGGGACGGTACGTTCAAGGCAGCATGGACGAACAATCCGGCGTGGGTCTACTACGGCCTACTTCTCGACAAGCTCAACGGATTGGGCGACCGTGTCGATGCTTCGATGGTCGATAAGTGGGCGCTGTACGCAATCGCGCGTTACTGCGACGAACTCGTGTCCGACGGGAAGGGCGGCAAGGAGCCGCGCTTCACCTGCAACTGCGTGCTTCAGACGCGCGCGGACGCATTCAAGGTGGTACAGGATCTCGCGAGCGTCTTTCGCGGCATTTCGTACTGGGGCGCCGGGTCGGTGGTCGCGTCGGCCGATATGCCGTCCGATCCGGTCTACCTGTACACGGCCGCGAATGTCGTCGGTGGTTCATTCAAGTACGTCGGCAGCGAACGCAAGACGCGTTACACGGTCGCGCTCGTCAGTTACAACGATCCGACGAACCAGTACAAGCAAGCTGTCGAGCCCGTGCAGGACGACGACGGGATTGCGCGATATGGCGTCATCAAGACGGAGGTCACGGCGTTCGGCTGCACGTCGCAGGCGCAGGCACACCGGCTCGGGCGCTGGCTGTTGCTGACGTCGCGGTACGAGACCGGGACGGTGTCGTTTCAGGTCGGGCTCGACGGGACGCTTTGTGCGCCGGGACAGGTGATCGCCGTTGCCGACCCAAAGAAGGCTGGCCGCCGGATCGGCGGGCGCATCCGCGCGGCGGCCGGCGAAAGGGTCACGCTCGACAAGGCGCCGACAATCGCCGCCGGCGATCGCTTCACGGCGATTCTGCCGTCGGGTATTGCCCAGGCGCGCGCGGTCAAGTCGGTCGACGGCGACACGGTCACGCTCGCCGAGCGCTTCGACGCCGATCCGGTGCCGGGCGCTGTGTGGATGATCGAAAGCCGCGAGCTCGCGGCGCAGCAGTATCGCGTGGTGAGCGTGCAGGAAAGCGACGACGACGGCCAGATCGTCTACACGATCAACGCGACGCAGTACGAGCCGGGGAAGTACGCGGCGATCGACGACGGCGCACAGATTCAGCAACGGCCGATCACGATCGTTCCGCCATCGGTGCAGCCGCCGCCGTCGAACGTCCGCCTCTCGACATACTCGGTGGTCGATCAGGGCATTTCGAAAACAACGATGGTGATCGCGTGGGATGCAGCGAACCACGCGACAAGCTACGTCGTCGAATGGCGGAAGGATAACGGCGAGTGGGTGAAGGTGCCGTCGACAGGCGGCCTACAGGTCGAGGTGCCGGGAATCTATCAGGGCAAGTACCTCGCGCGGGTGCGCGCCGAGAACGCGCTCGGCGTGACGTCGATTCCGGCGTACGGCGTCGATACGCAACTGACCGGGAAAACCACTCCGCCGCCGTCGGTCGTGTCGCTGACTGCGGCGGGCATCGTGTACGGGATCGATCTGAAATGGGCGTTTCCGGGTGACGGTTCCGCTGGCGACACGCAGCGAACGGAGATCTGGTACAGCCGCACGCCGAATCGCGACGACGCGACCAAGTTCTCCGACTTCGCGTATCCGCAGGCGTCGACGTCGTATCAGGGGCTCGCGGTCGGGCAGGTGTTTTATTTCTGGGCGCGCCTGGTCGACACGTCCGGCAACGTCGGGCCGTGGTTCCCGGCGAAGGGGGCGGGCGTGCAGGGGCAGCCGAGCACGGATCAAAGCGACTACGAGAAGTACTTCGCTGGGCAGATCGGGAAGTCGGCTCTCGGTACGGACCTTCGCGAACCGATCGACCTGATCACCCCGCCAATGGCCGGCGATGCGACGATTTACGCGGGCGACGAGACGCTCAATGCTGGCGTCTGGTCGTTGCAAGCGGCGATTGCCGAGGGCGACATGGCGGTCGGGAAAAAGGTCGACACGGTCGCGGCACAGATGCGCTCGAGCTCGCATTTGTTGAGCGCCGCGGTGCAGAAAGAGACGATCGCGCGTGTTGAAGCAGATCACGCGATGGCTCAGGACATCACGACGGTGCAGGCGCAGGTGGACGACAACGTGGCTGCGGTGCAAACCGTTGCGAAGTCCTACGCCGACCTGAACGGACGTGTCGCGGCTTCGTATCAGATCAAGGTACAGACGACCGCCGACGGCCACAAATACATGGCGTCGATCGGTGTGGGCATCGACAACGAAAACGGCGTCGTCGAATCGCAGGTGCTCGTGTCGGCGAAGCGGTTCGCCGTGATCGACGAGGACGGCTCCGGTGTGATCGGTGCGCCGTTCGTCGTGCAGGGCGGGCAGGTGTTCTTGCGTCAGGCGCTGATCGGTGCGGGCTGGATTACGAACGCGATGATCGGCAGCTACATCCAGTCCGACAACTACATCGCGGGGCGGCAGGGATGGCGGTTGGATAAGACCGGTTGGTTCGAAATGAACGCAGCGGACGGCAGCGGAAATCGGCTTGTGATGGATGGTAGCAGTGTCCGTGTCTACGACGGTAACGGCGTGCTGCGGGTGCGCATGGGGATGTGGTGATGACGAGCGGACTTCAGATTTTCGACGGTGCAGGTCGTCCGATCCTCGACGCCAAGTCGCGAGCGGGACGGGTGGTTGGGATTGCTTGGGCTGGCGGGAGCGATGGGAGTGTCGCGGCGGATATGTCCGGTGGGGAGCCGTTTTGGGCCTTCATGCCGCAACAGATTTTCTTTCGTGTATCGGGCGCCGAGCCGTCGCCGGTCGTCTCGATTAATGCAGGGGGAATCAGTTGGTCGTATAGCCCGAACTCGGGCGGATCGAACGCGTACACCCGAGTCCCCGGGTGGATCGTTTTTGGAGTGTATTGATGCCGGCAGGATTTCAGGCATTCACTGATACCGGTGTGTATCAGATCGACGGGCGAACGCCGAACTACCAGATGGTCCAATCGATGGTGGCGGATTCTGCGGTCGGTTCGTTGCCTTTGGCACGGAATGATGCTGGGCGGACGTTCATGATAGATCTTCCGAGTGTCACTTTCACTTTCTCATCAGTGGCGGGTCCGATGTACGCGGTACTCGCATCTGGCGCAGTGGGAATCACGCTGTGGGGTGCGAAGCGAAATGGAAGTTCGTATTCCGTGACGTTTGTCACCGAGCGACCATGTAACGTCCGACTGTTCGTGTTCGACCAAGTACCCGTCGCCGCGGGAAACTTCGGGTTGCAGGTTTTCGATGCTGGCGGACGATTGGTCGCGGATTCGTCGAAGCCGTTTCTCCGGGTCCTCGATGTGATCTTCGAGGATTACATGAACGGTGTTGGGTGGACAGTCGAGGGCGCACCTTCGCCGCCGTGGCATTCTCGGTCGTACGGCGTGCCAGTTCTGATTTCCGCCATCTACTCCGTTCATCGAGCGTGGAGCTATGACCCGGGGGTGGTTGAGCTCTCGTCGATTCGCGTTGACGGTGGGAATGTGTCTTGGGGAACGGCGCTGTACAACGGTGGGAGAACGCCGAATATCGCATGCTTTCGCGAGCAGTATCACTCGCGATTCATGGTGCTTGACGGGACGGGAATCGTTTAGCGGGTCGCCAAATATGGCGGCCCTTTTTCATTGCGAGGGGCTGATGCGAGCGAGTCCGAGTGAGGTGGCGAGTTATGTTGGAAGTGTTACAGCTGTTGCGTCTTCACTGACGCTGACGGATATCGGCGTGATCGTCGGGATCATGACGGCAATCGCGACGTTTGGGCTCAACTTCTTTTTTATGTGGCGCAAGGATCGCCGGGAACAGCGCGAATCGGACATGCGCATTCTGGAGATGGAGAGGCACGATGGCTGAAATGCGGAGGACGACTCTTGTGGGTGTTGTGGGGGCTGCTGCGGCAGCCCTTCTTTTTTCCGTCGTCCCGAAGTTCGAGGGCGTCAAACTGGTCGGGTATCTCGATCCGGTCGGCATCCCGACAAAGTGCATGGGCGACACGCGCGATGTCGTCGTCGGCCGGGCGTACAGCGAGGCCGAGTGTCGCTCGTCACTCGAAACGCAACTGATCGCCCACGCCGAACCCGTGCTGCGTTGCACGCCGGGGCTGAGAGGTCGTCCGTATCAGCTCGCGGCGGCCGTGAGCTTTGCATACAACGTCGGCGCGCATGCCTACTGCAACAGCACGACGGCGAAGCGCTTCAACGCGGGCGACCTGCGCGGCGCGTGCCGCGCGATCAACGAATCCGATAGCGGTCGGCCGCAGTGGGTCTTTGCGAACTGCCGGACCGTTATCGACCCGAAAACGAAAAAGCCTCTGCCGGTATGCGACACGCTACCGGGTCTGGTGAAGCGGCGGGCGGAAGAGCGCGCGATCTGCGAGCGGGGGCTCTGATGCCGAAAGCAGCTCCGTATCTGTTGGCCGCCTTGCTTGGCATGGCGGCAGGCGCGGGCGCCGAGTACCTGATCGGCGCGCGTCGGCTCGCCGACGAGCAGGCCGCGCGTGCGCTCGATGCGCAACGGCACGCCGAAGCGTTGGGCGCGATCTCGCGTGCCGCGCTCGACGCCGAGCGACGCGCGATCGCCGCAAATGACGCAGCCGCGTCGGCGGTGGCCGCCGTCGACCAACGAACCACGAAGGAGAGGAACGAGCATGAAGCTGAGAATCACAGCCTGCGGGCTGCTCTTGCCGCTGGCACTGAGCGGTTGCGCGTCGCCGTCCGACGCTGCACGGCAGCCGGTCGCGACGGCATGCCCGGCGCTTCCAGCGCCGCCGGCGTGGGCGATGGTGCCGCCGCCTATGCAGACGTCGACGCAGCGGTTGCGGAACGCGTTTTCGGCGTCGTCGGCGACGATCAGCGCGAGATCGACAAACTGACGGCCCTCCAGGGTTACGTCTGCGCGATCCGGCCGCAGTCGCCTGGATGTCAGAAATGAAAATCGAATGTAAACTCGGCGGCTCATGAAGTGAACAACATCTATGGACCTGAGATCGAATATGAAAAGAACCTTCGCCTACATGGCGCTTCCGCTTTGCCTCTACGTTTCCGCATGTGGCGGTGGGGATGATGGTGGTGGGGGATCGTCTGGCCCGGCGATTAAGCTCACCTATTCGGGCGCGCCGCTGGTTTCGGAGCAACGAGCGCGGGCGATGGCCGCGGGTGCCAACGTTTCGAGCAACCTATCGAGCCAGAGCAGCTCGGCGGATGGCGCGGCCACCATTGCCGCACTTCAAGATGCCTTCAAGGCCCGCGGCGCGGATGTCGGGGTGTATCCCGGCATTGTCAATGGAACGACGTTGCACCAACTCGTCATGTCCGAGAACAACGGAATCGGCCCGGCAATCGACGAAGTTTATAACTCGAAAACGAACATCAGCGAATGGGTGCTCGTCAATTTCCAGTTCGACGACATGACGGGCTATATCGATTCGAACGAGAAGTCGGAGATGGTGGATCGCTTCAAAAACGAACTGCTGATCTACGTGGAACGAGAGTATATGAAAGGGCGGGTGGTATTCGCCGCCCTCCCGATCATGTCGTGCGCTCCCGATAAGGTAGTCAGTTCGGTCGACGCAGCCGGACGTGCTGTTTTGACGACGTATCCGACCGCGTCTAAAGCGCTTTATCGAGCCATTGAAGTGGCTGCGAATAACAACGTCTTTCCAGTTGATACAGTTGGCGGTACGTCTCAGCCGGATGTCGCGCACATGGGCGCCGATTGCAGTACGCCGGATAAGGTCGCGCAAGACGCTCAGATCGCGAGCATCGTCGATCCGCTGGTTGAGCGCTACAAGGTAGCGCTCGATACGATCAACAAGTGCAAGTACAACCGCGAGGCCATCCCGGAAGAAGGGCGGTCCGCGCAATGCTGGGGTATCGAGCCTGTTAAGAAATAATGCTTGTTGCCCCGGTCGCCCGGCCGGGGCTTTGCCTCCAAAATCGGGTGCATTGCTTTTATCCAACTCCGGTGTTCGCGGAATTACGGATTTTGATTCCTGTCATGTCTGACAGGGTGGTTTCGGCAATTTCCCCCGTGCTACATTCCATCGAAAATTTCCTTGTGGAGAGTTCGACATGGGGTTTGCGTTTATTTGCGAGGGGGACACGACCACGCATGGGGGGCGTGTGGTCGGCTGTAACGTCGCTAACACGGTTCATGGAAGGGCAATCGCATTGCTTGGCGACATGGTGACGTGTCCGCGGTGTGGTGGGATTTACCCGATCGTCAGCGTAAAGCGCGAGTTGAACATGACGTTTGGTGACAGGCCGATTGCTACAGACGGAGACAAGACCGCGTGTGGGGCAACGCTTATCGCGTCGCAAGGCTTCGCCACGGTTGCCCCTACATCAGGGGCCGCTGGCGGCAATTCGATCGGCGGTGGAAAGAGCGTCGTCCCGCAGTCGATGTCACGAGGGCCGGACAATCTATACCGTGGGCGCTTCCAGGTATTTGACGAGACGACTGGAAAACCGATCGCGAACCATCCCTACGTTCTGCAAACAGCGGACGGCCGGACAATATCCGGCCAGACTGACGCCGACGGCTACACGCAGTGGCACGAGGCAAACACGGCTGGATCGTTGCAATTTTCAGCCGAGTCGACTCAGGGGCCGGGCGAAGGCGGTGTTTTATGAGTGGTCGTGCCTACGGAGCCAACTCCGGTCAAGGTGGCATGTCGCCGAAGGGCGAAACGACGCCCGTGCGTCTTCGGCCCGCTACGCCCGACCCGGTCGATAAAAAGGTCATCTGCAAGGCCGTTTGTGTATGCAGTCGAGAGCCAGACACTGGTGCATCGGGCCAAAGCCTCAAGCAGCAGTGCGTTTCGCGCAACCTGCGCGACGTGGATCGGTCGATGGGGTGGAAGAGCCCGTACAAGTCGGAAGTCAACTACGACATGACGCAGATCCCTCCGTCGCCGATCATGCGCTCCGCGTCTCCCTTGGAGCCGCACCCTTACTTGCCAGGCTGGATTCAAAAATACTGGCCTGGCGGGAAAGATGCGTATCCCGCTCGCGCCGGTGCTGTTCGGCGCCCCGACGTGGTGATTGTCAAGGACGGATCTCTGCCGCCAACTCAGGACAACATCAAGAGCGTGGTGGAGATTAAATTCCCGCCTCAAGAAAGGGATCGCGAGCAAGAGGACGACTACGCACGCATTGCCGGTTCGCCCGAAAAGGTTGCGACTATGGGCCCCGGCGACTGTGACTGCTCCGACGATGACGCCAATGAAAGTCCGCTCCGAGCGGTTTCTGAGGCGCTCTCCGAACTCGGGCGTTCCCTGCGTCAACTACTTAACCGCAGTCCTGCTTCCCCGCCTGGCATGGGTGGTTTGCCGTTGCCGCCGCCCCCCATAGTCGTTCCATAATTGAGCCTTCCTAGCATCGACGCGAATATGGATCAGAATTTTCTCGAATGGGCAAAGGCCAATCAGGGCAAAGCGCTGGTGCCCAATGGTCTTTTGGAACCTCGCTACGCAACCGGTGGAATCGGAGCGGCCGTCGTCGTGCGCGCGTCGCTCTATTTTGAGCGTGCATTCGATCCCGCCGTCCGCGCGGCGGTTGCTGACTGTTTCGACGACTACTGTGCTGTACCCGAATGCAAATTGACGTTCCTATGGAGTAACGGGAAGGCGGCGCAGCCGTTCGCGCGAGCCAAGCCTCTGCGTGCAGCAGCCAGTAAGCTCGGTCCTGAGGACCGTTTCGACTTCTGCTACGTTGGCGGGGAGCAAGCCTCGGACGCAAGTTTTTGGAGATTCGAGGTCGTGGGTCAGCGCCAGTGGCAAGAGAAGATGGGCAATCGCGGTCTCAACTCCCTTGCGTTCTCATGGCCGGTTGTGGCTGTCCAAGAGAACCCCGATGCCTTCGCAAAACTGTTCTTTGATGCTGCGCGCCGCTTAGATGCCGTTCAAGGTCAGGCGGGCTTCGCCGTCAACCTTTCCCCGACCGCTCCTCACGAGAATGAGGCGACGGAATACTGGATCGCGCAAATTATGCCGGGGCTCGATGTCGGCGACCCCGGATCGACTTCAGCCCGCGATCTGAAGGGCAAAATTAAATCCGTCAATTGGCTGACAGCCATCGGCAAGCCCATGTTGGACACCGTCGGCGGTGTTCGCGCGCTGACGTCGGAACTCCCTCCGAATTGGTTTGCCATTGGTGATTACGGTGCCGGCGTTATCGTCCGTGCGGGCGTATTGCCTGAGTCGGGTCTCTCCGAGCGCGAGGAGCAACCCCCGTTCTTGCCACCGGCCTACGTCGTCCTCGATAAGGCACTGCGGCGCGTGCGAGCGGAAAGCATGGACATTCTTCAGCGCGGCACGGTCAACGCCGGCGCGCCGGTCTACAACACGCGCGAATCAACGGCAGCGTGGCTGCGCCGCTTCGAGGTGGGCGACGACGAATTGCTCAGTGCGAAGGCTGCGATTCTCAAAACGCCGCGTTTGCCCAAAGGCTCGATTCCGAGCAGTAGTGGCGATCCAGTCTGATGCATCGGCAGTTCGCCGCGCCGCTCCCGTTTTGGGCGGGCAGTAGGTGGCCGGCGAGAGTGGCGTTCGCCACAGTCGAGCAGGTCTTCGCATCTCATCGGGAAAGTTCTGGACGTTCATCTTTTGTCCCTGCTACGTGATGCGATAGAACGCCTCTTCGCCGCGCTCGACTTCAAGGATGCGCTTTAACTGGTCGAGCGCGAATAGCTCCATCCCACGTTTCTCTGCCTCAGCTCGAGCTGCGTCGACGAGCTTTCGCGACTTTCCAACAATGTTGTTTCGCAAATATGCGATCTCGAGAGCCATGCGTTGCTCGAGCGTATGCCGGCCGACCTTCTTGCCTTCCTCGAGACGCCATTTTTCGCGCAGTTCAGCCCACGTTACCCGCTGAAATTGCGGGATTGATTTCGGCGATGCGCCGGGCGGCGCGTCGTCTGGCGACTCCCAGCGCTTAGACTTGAGCTCTTCGCGGGCACGCCACTCGTCCGAAAAGGGCGCGACCGGTTCTCGCATACGGGCGAATGGGGCGGCACGATCGATTTCCTTCTCGACAATGTAGCCAAGCCTCCGTAGCGGCGCCCCATACTCGAGCAACGACGGGTCAATTGCGCGCGCCCGCCGCGACGCATCTGCGATGCAACTGCGGAGCTCCCACAACGTGAGGCGTTGGTGTTGAACTTCGAGAATCAGCCGTTGGACGTCTGCATACGTGCAGTGCGTCCACCACTCGGTCATCTCGGGTAGCTTGGGCGGGTTGAACGGTGGCAGGATCATTTCGTAATATGAGAAAGCCTGTAATTTTATACAGTATATCTTGGACTATGATGAAGTGATCCATCCCCCGAAAAGAGGTGCCGTCGTGTGCACCAACTATCGCGCCCCCGACGAAGATCCGGGAATCAGCGAGCTACGGCTTGGTCTGATCGACTTATGGAAGAGAACGCCTTGGGAGTCGGAGATTTACCCGGACTATCTTGCGCCTACGGTGGCGATGATCGACGGGCGCGTCGAGGCGTTCCTTGCGGGGTTCGGCTACTGGCCGCGCGCCTTGCAGAAAGCGAACATCGAGAGAGCGAAGGCCGAGGGCAAAGTGCCGCCGATCATGCGTAGCACGATGAACGTGCGCGACGACAATCTCGGGCGATCGCCGCTTTACGGGCCGGCATGGCGTGCGGGGCGCCGCTGTTTGATTCCGGCGCAGTGGATCTACGAACCGTGCTACGAGACCGGCCGAAACGTCTGGCATCGAATCGGGCTGGCTGATTGGCGGCCGTATTGCGTCGCAGGGATCTGGCGCACGCTGAAGAGTGAGGATGGAAGAGAGGCGCACACGATGGCGATGATCACTGTCAACGCCGAGGGCGATCCCATCATGTCGCGCATGCATAAGCCCGGCGACGAAAAGCGATCGGTCGTCATACTTCGGCCGGACGATTGGGAAGAGTGGCTCACGACGTCGAATGCTGAAGCCGCTCGCGCGATGTTGCAGCTCTATCCCGCGGGCGACATGGTTGCAGCGCCAGCACCGTGA